CTGGAAATAACTTAACAGGAACTATTAAATGGGATGAGGCTTGGTACTTTGTTTATAATCGAAGTGATACAGAAAGATTTTTAGTTGTTGTAGGTGATGATAGTAGGACTGTTTCTAAGACTGGTAATGTAGCAAGTGGTAGTTATACAATTAGTAGTGTTAATAGCGTAACTGATATATTCGTAGGATCTGGTATTTCTGGAACTGGCATCCCATCTGGAACAAAGATTGTAGATATTGGTACAAATACTATAACGATAGATACTGCAGCTACAGCTTCTAATAATACAGTAACTCTTACAATTGAATCTTCTAAAGCATTTGTAACAGGTGTTTCAGATGTTGAACCTATTAGTGGAGCTTTACCAACAGTAGTTCCTGTTCAACAAATTTTCAGTAATATAACAACTACAAACCTTGAATATTTAAGAGGATCAGGTAGAGCAAGAGATAGATTTAGAGCTACTTCTTTTCAAGACTATGTATTTATAACAAACATACAAAAAGATACAGCGTATGATTCTACAGAGACTTTAACTAGATATAATATTGCAGTTGTTAATAGTAACTACGAACCTACTAAGGCTCAGGTTTGGGTAAAATTAGTTGATTACAACTCAGAATATAAAGTTGATATTATTGTTTCAGATGGAAGCAGTGATACAACAATTAGTGGTACTTATACAACACCTTCTTTAACAGATGCTAGTGGAAATCCAAACGTAGTCAGCACTAAAGCTATAGCAACCTCAATAAAAACTGCTTTAGACACAGCAGACTCAAGCAATAAGCTAACATTCTCTGTTGTAGACTCTCAAATACTTATAGGTTTAGCTTCTGCTAGTAATTACATAAAAAGTGTTGTAGCTTCTGACGCTAGAGGTAATACCTTGATGTCTGGTTTTGCTAATAGGGTTACAACTATTGCTGAATTACCTTCTACAGCTTGGGAAGGTTATACAGTTTTAGTTGCTCCAGATGGAACAGCAGATAAAAGTTCTTATTATTTAAAATTTAATTCAGAAGGAACTACCACTAATGGAGATTTTGCTAGAGGTTCTTGGGAAGAGGCTGCTGCTTGGGGATCAAAAGGAAAGTTAGATGATAATACAATGCCTCATGCTTTTGCTTATTACAGAAATGATTCAGGTGTTATAAGATTTACTTTCCAGCCTTTTAGTGGCACTAATTATACAGATGGAAATACAACAATAGCTCTACCTGGATGGGTTGATAGACTTTCAGGAGATGAAAGTAAAATGCCTGGACCTTCTTTTGTTGGTTACTCTATTAACGATATAGTTTTCTTTAAAAATAGACTTGGCTTTGTAAGTGGAGAAAATGTAATACTTAGTGAAGCTGGCGATTACTATAATTATTGGCAAAACTCAGCTCTAGCTGTAGTAGATACTGACCCTATAGATTTAACAGCAGTTAGTAATGATGTTGCTGTACTTAACTATGCACTACAACAACAGGATGAATTAGTACTATTTTCTAATGAAAATCAATTCAGACTATATTCAGGTGACAATGTAACGTTTGCTCCAGAAACAGCTTCCGTAGGTCGTATTAGTTCCATTAGTATGGAATCTAAAGTTAAACCACAGCAATTTGGACCTCAAGTTATATTTCCTGTTAAAGAAGGTGACTTCACAGGGTTACATACTTTTATTACTACTGACCGTACTGTTGGTATTAACTTGGGACAAACTGCTGTAATAACAGAAACTGTTCCTAAGTACATACCTAAAAATTTAGACTCTCTCACTATTAGTAGTACTGATCAATATATGGTTGCTCTTAGTAGTGACGATCCAGATTCATTTTATATATATCAATTCTTCTGGGAAGCTTCCAGTGGTTCTTTAACTAATAGGCAAAATGCTTGGCATAAATGGACTTTCCCTAATAAAACAATACATTGGTGTAATTTTGTAGAAGGTACTCTTTTTTCAGTTGCTAAATATACTGAGAATGGATCTGTTAAATACTATTTAGAAGGTCTTAATGTTTCTAGACCACCACAGGAAGATAAAGATCTATTCTTATTAGATAGACAATTATCAAGTACTATTACAACAGATATAGGTACTGCTAGTTTTACTTACAGTGGAGCTACCAACAAAACAACAGTAACATTACCTTATTACACAGTAAATCCAAGTCAATTCTGTGTTATTAAAAAAGATAAAACTGATGCTAACGAAGCTGAGAAACGCTGGATCGTGGCTGCGTCTATTCCTGCTGGTGTTAATAGTTTTGTTTGCGATAGTTTGGGAGATTTTTCTGGATCTTCTTGGGCATTTGGTGAAAGCTATGCGTTTAAATTCCGTCCACCTCAACTCATGCCTTATAGCAAAACCGCTACGGATAGCACCTTTATTGGTAATCGTACAGGTAGACTTCAGCTACGTTATGTGGATGTTTACTATAATGATGCAAGGTATTTCACAGTCGAAGTTACTCCTGATTTGAGATCTACAGTTACTTATGAATTTGACAGAAGAGCACCTTTAAACGCAAATATTGTTGTAGGTCAAAAATCTGAATTTGATGAGGCTAAATTTCGTGCCTATATTCAAAGTAAGAATGATCAGGTTACAGTAGAGTTAGTGAATAACAGTATTGATCAGGCTAAATTCATAGCTTTAGAATGGACTGGTCTGTATTTTAATGTAGCGAGGAAGTACGGTTAAATGGCAACAGCTCCAAAACCAAAAATCACGAATTTACAAGCATCTTTAGCTATTGCGGATGCTGCTGTAAATGTAGGTACTTTAATTTTTGGTCATCAAGTAGAAGCAGCTAATCAAAAGATAGAAAACGCTGGAGCTAAAATTAGATACTG